ATTTTATTGATCGAGTCGTTGGTGAACACCTCCACGCGGGTGGGACCGGTGTGCATTTGCACAAATATTTAGGTACACAGGCTATTGCAGACACAAAAGACCCTACAAGGCCTGGAACTGACGGCAGTAACACTGAAGTTTTTATACAAGACTTGCTATTCTTAGAAAATAGAGATAGACGATACGATAAAAACATATACGAGTTGCGTGGACAATACAACATAGGCGACAATGACGGATTTGATTTAACACAATTCGGAATGTTTTTGGCAAACGATACCCTGTTTATGAATTTCCATATAGAAAGTATGGTTGAAACAGTAGGTAGAAAATTAATGGCTGGTGATGTAATCGAATTACCTCACTTACGAGACGACTTATTATTAGGTAGTGACGAAGCCATAAACAGATTTTATGTAGTAACGGATGCTAGTAGACCAGCAGAAGGTTTTGATCCTCGTTGGTGGCCTCATTTATGGAGAGTTAAACTAGGTCCTATTACAGACTCACAAGAATACAGAGATATTCTTGGTACCGGCGAGGAAGAAGGCGATCTTAGAAATCTTATTAGCACTTATGCTGACGAAATTGCAATTAGTGAAGCAATCACTGAAGCAGCTGAAAAAGATGTACCGTATAATCCTCAGCAGAACGATACAGCACATTTATATGTAGATGAAAATGCAAAAGGCAAACCTAGAATTGACTTTGCTTCTGCAGATGGTACTCCACCAAACGGAGCATCTATAGTTGGTAGTGGGGAATCATTCCCAACTAGTGGTACAACAGATGGTGATTACTTTTTGCGTACAGACTTTGTGCCTAATAGATTATTCGAAAAGCAAGGTTCTCGTTGGAAATTTATTAAATCAAATAGCAGTGGGTCGTGGACGGCTGCAAATAGAATACTTACAGGCTTTATTAACAATGAAAATCTTGTTAGCAACGCAGACGGGACTATTACAGGAGAAAAAGTCAATCTAAGCCAGGTAGTTAAGCCTAAGACGGATAACTAATGTTTAGTATTTTTAACAGAGGAAAGAAAATGAACAGAGAATCAGTATTTGAACAACTAAAAATTGACGAAGGAGTTGTTTATGAAATTTATAAAGACCATTTGGGCTACCCAACTTTCGGAGTTGGCCACCTGGTCCTCGAATCAGATCCAGAGTTTGGACAAGAAGTCGGAACACCTGTCTCAGAAGACAGAGTTAGAGACTGCTTTGAACGTGACCTTGACACCTCAATTAGTGAGTGTGTTGCTTTATATGGAGAACAGTTCAATGAATGGCCAGGAGAAGTGCAAGAGATCTTAGTGAACATGATGTTCAATATGGGTCGTACTCGTTTAGGCAAGTTTCAAAACTTCCGTAAAGCACTAGAAGCTCAGGATTGGAAACAAGCAGGAATAGAAGGCAGAGATAGCCGTTGGCACAAACAGGTAACTAACCGTGCTGAAAGACTAATGGTAAGATTAGAACAAGTATAAGGCATTATGGAAGAGATGAGAGAACTTAATGAGCAACGAGTTTGCGAATTATTAAATGAAATAGTAGAACTAGAAATGGCTGGTGTTGTAAGATACGCACACAGTTCATTGATGATTACTGGACCATATAGATTACCTATTGTAACTTTTTTGCAAGAACAAGCAAATGAAAGTTTACAACATGCATTACAAGCAGGCGAATTTATAACAGGATTCGAAGGTCATCCAAGCCAAAAGATTTCTAAAATTGAAGAGAATCACGACCACAGTGTATTACAAATACTCACCGAAAGTTTAGAACACGAAATGAATGCTGTCAGCAAGTACAAGGAACTATTAAATGAAGTTGCTGATGCGAGTATTATGTTAGAAGAATATGCTAGAGGTCAAATTGGCATGGAAGAGCAACATGCTTTAGAAATCAAAAAGATGCTCAAGGACTTTGGATAACAAAGGTAACATATAATGGCAAAGAAAAACTTAGATTACTGGTACGATGGCCAAGTTAAAAGATACTTGCAACAACTTATCAGAGTCTTTTCACATTTTCAAGTAGCAGAAAATACATCTAATGGTGTACACTACAATACTGTGCCTTGCCGTTATGCAGATCAAAGTAGAATGGTTGCACAAATACTACGCAATAACTCAGAGAATGTTGTTGCTAGTGCGCCTTTTATAGCATGTAGTATACAGAGTTTACAGGTTGCTAGAGATAGAATCATGGAGCCTAACTTTGTGAAAACTTCACAGGTTGCTGAACGAGAATTTAATACTGCTACAGGACAATATGAATCAGGGCAAGGAAACTTGTACACTGTACAGCGATATATGCCTGTACCGTATAATTTAACATTACAAGTAGATATATGGACAACCAACACTGATACTAAACTGCAAATATTAGAGCAGTTAATGATATTATTCAATCCTACTATACAGTTACAATCAAACAATAATCCATTAGATTGGACTAATATATTTGAACTTGAATTAACTGATGTGCAGTGGAGCAGTAGAAGTATACCGCAAGGCGTTGACGAATCAATTGATGTTGCAACAATGAGTTTTGCAATACCTATTTGGCTTAGTCCACCTGCTAAAGTTAAGAAGCAAACTATTATACAACAAATAGTAACTGACTTACACGAAACAAACGATATAGATAGTTTAGGGTTTGATTCAGACTTAGCAGACTTTTTTGCACAGGTACCAGACACTGCTGAAATTGTTACAACACCAGGTGATTACAAATTACAAATTGACGGTGCTAGTGCGGTATTGTTAGATAGTGCATACAACGGAGTTCGTTGGGCTGACTTAATAGAGATGCAAGGCGAGTTAACAGCAACATCTAAACTTAAATTAAACTTAACTAATGACAGCGATAATGATTTAGATGCTGTTATAGGAAGTGTATCATATAACACAATTGACCCAACAAAATTAATATTTAATATTGACCCAGAAACACTTCCAGCAGATACATTAGATAATGTAGATAAAATATTAGATCCTAGAACATCGTACCCAAGCGATGGCAGTTTAGCATCAGCAGAAACAGGACAAAGATATTTAATAACAGAAACACTTACAAAGTCAGGATATCCTAATTGGGATATTGAGGCTAATGAAAATGATATCATAGAATATGATGGTACAAAATGGGTAGTATCTTTTAATGCTAGTAACATTGATACTTTACAATATACAACAAACACATACACAAATAAGCAATATAAATGGTCCAATGGTTCTTGGACTAGCAGTCACGAAGGTGTTTACAATGCAACCTTTTGGCGTTTGTTGCTTTAAGAGGAAAATAAATGACTACAGCAGCAGGAGTTTTATTTCTTGCTAAAGACACAGGAAGATGTCTTTTTCAATTAAGAAAGGCTGAAAAGAGATTTAAAAACACATGGGGTTTCTGGGGAGGCACCATGCACAAAGCCGAAACGCCATATGCTTGTATCCAACGAGAGTTAAAAGAAGAAATTGGGTTCGTTCCAGAACTTCAAAAATTAAATCCTATCGATGTATTCCAAAGTAAAGATAAAAAGTTTTTTTACTACAGTTTCATATATGTAGTAGACAAAGAATTTTCACCTATATTAAATAACGAGAGTGCAGGTTACTGCTGGGTTGATATTGATTGGTGGCCTTCTCCGTTGCACACAGGAGCAAAGGTTACTCTTGTTAACAACAAAGGTGCAGAAAAAATTCACACAATCCTAGAAGTAAATTCCTGATAAATATATAACATGAAAGGCGAGGTAATAAACTTCGAAGTTCTACGGATACAAAGCGAACTTGATAATTATAGTCGCACAGAAACCTTACCACACCTACTGTTGAACGGGGCATATGATTTAGATGAAATATTTGATGCCTACTACGATAAACTAACACCCAAACACAAACTAATTGCAGATCACTTAAAGAGTAACTATGCTACTACTTTAACTAACTGTATAACAAGTTTGCGTATGGCTTTGAAAAAAGAGTATGTGGCTGTGATGAAGGATTTATCAACGGAACATGAATCGTTTATATTTGACCATGTTATGAACAAATATAGACCGGGCATAAATCCTGTTAGGGCATTGTATTACGAGATACGAGAAGTAAAAAGAAATTTTAGTAGTGAGAACGACTATCATGTCTGGCTGACTGAATTACTTACAGACAAAGGCTTTAGAAATATTCTCGAAGATGCCCTAAGAAAAGATGTAACTCGATTAGAAAAAATTATTGCTAGATACTATTTGCCAATAGTTAAAAACTCTACTGATATACCGCTTGAACTGTTTCATGCTAAACAAACTATTAGTGACTTCCGTCACTATGCTGGTGTGTTTAGAGATATAGACGGTTCTATGTTTGAGTAATTATTTAGAAGTAGCAATAAAAACACCGTCCCAATCTTTAGGCAGTGTTTGAGTCTTTTGAAATTCGCAACGCTCAATCCACATATCATAATAACCTTTCATCTTACCTTCAAAGGCATCGTGTAGTTGCTCACATAATATAATTGCTTTATCAAAGTTTTGTTTACGATATTGCATGTGCATATCTTCGTGCATTTGTCTTGCTTTTGCATACTTGCCTACTTTAATATCAAGTACTGTGTATATTTCGATGCCCACAGTCTTTCCTTTTACTGCTAGGTCATCTACTTTAAGATAAAAGAATTTATTATGTGTGTGCTTGTAAGTGTCTCCTCCCACTAACAACAAGCAACCATATTCCTTACACTTACTTTCTATTCTCGCGGCAGTACTAACTGCGTCTCCGAGTATGTCATATGAA